AACCGATTAGTCGTGAGGATCATATTACAACCTATAATGGTCTACCCACACGGGTAAAACTTGAAATGCTCGGACTCCATGAGGACGAGTGTGCTTTAGTTTGGAAACTGAAACAAGATCATACCCTTCACACAATCAAAGAGAATGCGACGATTCAAGAGGAAAAAATTGAGTTGCTCTCTCGTCTGACAGAAGAGGGTGTGAGGATTGCGTGTGTCACAAACTCCATCGAAGCAACCACCCACGAAATGCTTGAGTCAACAGGACAGTTTGAGTTTTTTGATCTCATCATTACAAATGAGATGGTAGAGAACAACAAACCACATCCAGATTGTTACAATCTAGCAGTTGACAAACTCAACATCGACCCAGAAAACTGTATGATTGTAGAGGACAGTCCGAAGGGACTAGAGTCTGCACGTTCGAGCATCGTTCCTAATGTATGGCATGTTCTCAACAGTAAGCAAGTAACACTAGAAAACTATAGGAGGTTTGTAAATGAAAATTTTGATTCCCATGGCTGGTGAAGGTAGTCGCTTTGCAAATGAAGGCTACACGTTTCCAAAGCCTCTAATTGACGTAAACGGAAAACCCATGATCCAAACGGTCGTGGAAAATCTCGACTTTGATGCCGAGTACATTTTCCTCGTTAGGGATAGTCATCTAGAAAAGTATGACGGTCTCTCAGATACACTACAAAGAATTACAAATGGTAAGTGTCGTATTGTTTCTGTCGGTAAGTCAGATGGTGCGGCAAGAACAGCACTTGAAGCGAGAGAGTTTATTGATAACGACGAAGATCTACTGATCGCAAACTCCGATCAGTTTGTAGAATACTCCGCTGAGAACTTCCGTATGTTCAAAGAAATGACAAACACGGATGCAATCGTGTACACGTTTGAGGCTGTGCATCCTAAATGGTCATTCGTCAAAACGAACTCACGCGGGGTAATCACAGAAGTTGCGGAAAAGAAACCGATCTCCAATATCGCAACGTGTGGTATTTACTGGTATCGTAAGGGATCTGATTTTGTCAAGTATGCAGATCAAATGATCGAAAAGGACATTCGAGTAAATGGGGAATTCTATATTGCTCCTGTCTATAACGAACTAATCGAGGACGGTAAGACCTTGATTCCATTCCACGTTCATGAGATGTGGGGGATCGGAACACCAGAGGATCTTAGATACTATCTGGAGAATAAGAAATGAATTCAGATAACACCTACACCAAAATGCAAAAGGGTTTTTATGCGAATGGAACCAGTGATCATCTCGAACACAACGAAAATCCAGACTACAATGAAATACTCCTCTCTGACCTAAAAAAAGGATCTAAGTGGAAAGGTAAGTCTGCACTTGATTTTGGTTGCGGTCGAGGTAGAAATGTGAAAAATCTAATCGAACTATGTGAGTGGGGTAGAGTAGATGGAGTAGACATATCGGAGGGAAACATCCAGTATACAAAACGAAGAACAGATATTGATCAAACAAGATCAAACTGGTTTTGCAATAATGGAACTGACTTGTCTGAACTAGAATCGGATAATTATGATTTTGTGATGTCCACGATTGTTCTTCAGCATATCCCGGTTCATGAAATTAGGTACAATCTGTTGAGCGAAATTTACAGAGTGATGAAGACGAAAGGTATCTTTTCTTTTCAGATCGGCGGCAAGGGAGTTTCGTCTAAGGATACCTACTTCGAGAATTGCTGGGAAGCGACTACAACAAATAGTGGTCATGATGTGTTTATCATCGACACCGAAAATCTAGTAAAGGATCTAACCCATATTGGTTTTGATAAGGTGACCGTAAAAACAACCAAGTCTTTCAGCGATAGTAAACATGACGAATGGCATTATGTTAGATGCACAAAATGAAAATTATATCCCACAGAGGCAACATAAACGGGAAAGACCCCGACAAGGAAAACAGTCCAACCTATCTGACCAGTGCTATTTCTGCGGGGTTTGATGTTGAAGTCGATGTCTGGTGGTACAGAAATGGACTATGGTTAGGTCACGATGAACCTGTGTGGGGACTACCTGAAACATTCTTAGATGAGATCAAAGACCATGCTTGGTTACATTGCAAGAATCTAGAGATGGTACAGAGACTAATGGGTACAGACTATCACTGGTTCTGGCACGAAGAAGACAAAGTTACTCTGACCAGCAAGGGACATGTTTGGTGCTTTCCCGGTTATGAAGTTGATGGTGGGATCATGGTCGATCATGGACAGGGTGTTCAAGCAGGAATAAATATATCAGGTGTATGCACCGATGACCCCATGTCGTGGAAGGAAATATAATGGATAACACATTCAACGAAGAAAATTGGTTTGAACTTGTAACTCAAGAGTGCAGGTCTTATCCGGTAACTCCCTCTAGAAACTGTATCGACATCGGTGCAAACGTAGGAGGTTTTGTTGAGGCTCATAAAGACAAAATCCGAAACTTCTTTTGTGTCGAGCCCGGATCTGCTAACGTGGGTGAGATCAAAGATCACCACTCCGATCTGATTGAATGTGGTAGGATGAAGATTTGTAATCGTGCTGTCTATAATGAAAGTAACTCTTCCCTAAAACTGAAGAGATATGCCACAGATGGAGAGGGTAGGGTCAACAGTGGATCTAATTCTACTTTAGTTCTTATTACACAAGATGGTCATGGTTGGTCGGATAAACCAGATGAATACGAAGATGTGAAAACAATAAGTTTTGAAGATGTTATGGCAGAGGCTTGTTCCTACTTCGATAGTACAACCATTGATCTTCTAAAAGTTGATTGCGAGGGAGCAGAGTACGATTTCCTCATAGACAAAGATCTACATTCAGTCGAATCTATTGTCATGGAAATTCATAATTTCTTAGATCACCTCCCGTCAAAAACCAATCCTAACATCAATCAAAGGTATGACCTAATTCAACACATCCTCAAAACACACGATCTTATTCAGTCGTTTGGGATGCCACCGGCTTTACAATCGGACATAATTGCGAAGGATAAACTACATCCCGCACATGGTGTACTTCAATTTAGGAGAAAGTTGTGAAAGTAGGATTTACGGCAGGTAACTTTGATCTACTCCATCCGGGGTACATTTATACATTTGAAGAAGCAAAGAGACACTGTGATAGATTCATTGTTTTCCTCCAACGTGATCCATCAGAGGGTCGGCATAGTAAGTACAAACCAGTCATTCCGTATTATGAAAGATACAAATCTCTAATGGCTATCAAGTATGTTGATGAGGTATACATGTATCAAACTGAAGAGGAGTTGTACGATCTCATCAAGTTCTTCAAACCGGACATTCGGATTCTAGGTGAGGACTATATCGGTAAGTCATTCACAGGAGATGATCTTCCACCGAAGGTTATTTACACTACCCGTTCTCATGAATGGTCAACAACTAAACTGAAAGATCTAATCACTCTTCAGACAATCAAACAGAATCCAGATCTTATAAAGGCATACAGACAATGAAAAGCGTAGTAGTTACAGGTTGTGGTGGTTTCATTGGCGGGTATGTCGCAAGGGAGTTCCTCGATGCAGGATATAAGGTCATGGGTATCGACAAGAAGACCTATGCACACAATCCAGAAACGATTGCAGACCTTTGCAAGAATCCTAATTTTGAGTTTCATCCCTCATGCATCACGATGGGAACTGCGACTGAACTGTTCATAAAACATCACCCAGTAGAGTGGATCATCAACTTGGCGGCAGAAACGCATGTAGATAATTCTATCGAAGACTGCAAGCCTTTCATCAAGACAAACATAAACGGAGTACAGCAATGTCTCGAAGTGTGTCGCAACACTGGTTGTAAACTGCTCCAGTTCTCGACAGACGAAGTATATGGTGTCGCCGGCGATTATTCGTTTACGGAGGAGAGTCCTCTAGACGCACGCAATCCTTACTCCGCAACAAAGGCGGCGGCTGATCAAATGATCCAAGCATATGCAAACACTTATGGAGTAGAGTATATCATCGTTCGACCCTCCAACAACTTTGGTATTGGTCAGCACGAAGAGAAGTTCCTACCCACGATCCTTCGTAAGTTGGACTCACCACCCGAAAAGATTCCGGTGTATGGTAAAGGTGATCAGATTCGTGAATGGACACATGCAAGGGATACCGCGGCAGCAACACGATACATATTAGAACACTCTCCAGTAAATGAGATTTACAATATCTCATCTGGATTCCACACTGAAAATATGAATGTGGTGAAAACAGTGTGCAAAAGTCTTGGACTAAAAGTCGAAGATGTAGTAGAATACGTTACCGATAGGCTTGGTCATGATTTCAAGTATTCGGTTTCTGCTGATAAACTAAAAGCACTTGGGTTCGAGATTGAAAGTCGATTCCAAGATGACATTGAGGAGATTATTGATCATGAATTTGATCGCGTACGGCACTCGTCCTGAGTGGATAAAAGTAAAGACTCTCATCGATATCCATAGACGCAACAACTATCCGTTGCGTGTTTTGTATACAGGTCAACAAAAGGACATCGGAGAGTTTGAATACGATGTTTCAATCGAGATTCCTAATCAAACAGACAACAGACTCAATAACGTGATCGCTCGCATTATTGACTCGGATGTATTTGATGGTGTGGATCATGTGATTGTACAAGGTGATACTGCATCGTCTTATGCCGTATGTCTTGCGGCATACAATAGAGATATTTCAATATCTCACGTTGAGGCGGGTCTAAGAACCTTTGATAAAAACAATCCCTATCCCGAAGAATGTTACCGTCGAATGATTTCTTGTATGGCTACATATAACTTCTGTCCAACTGAAAGAGAGATGGAGAATCTCATAAGAGAAAAACAGGCAGATCATGTGTGGGTTACTGGAAATACTGTGATCGATACTCTTCCTGTACTTGATGTGACATACGAAGATACCGTGTTGGTTACGATGCATCGTAGAGAAAATCACGACATCATGGAAAAGTGGTTCGTTGAGTTAGAGAATCTAGCACACCTCTTTCCTAATATTGACTTTGTAATTCCTCTGCATCCCAACCCTGCTGTGCAGAGAGCGGCTACAGTTTTGAAAAAAGTCAGGGCAGTAAAACCCATGTCTCATGATGAACTTATCAGAATTATATCAAAATCAAAATTAGTAATTACTGATAGTGGTGGGATACAGGAAGAGGCTTCTTTCTATAACAAGAAAGTTCTTGTTTGTAGGACCACCACAGAAAGACCAGCACAAAACCAAATCATGGTTCGTAAACCAAATGATCTTGTAAGAACCTTTGAACAGACTATCAAGAACTACGAACTAAATATTACATGTCCCTTCGGAACAGGGGACGCATCCGAAAGAATATACAACCTCATCATGGAGAATTTGAATGTCTGATAAAACAACTGTTACCCTTTGCATGATTGTGAAGAACGAAAAGACGGATCACTTCCGTCAATGTCTCGAATCTGTAAAGAATCACATTGATTATTATGTCATTTGTGACACGGGTTCTGATGATGGTACTCAAGATTACATTCGAGAATTCTTCAATGAAGCGGGGATTGAGGGTGAAGTACATGACATTCCGTGGGAAGGTTTCGGCAAGTGTAGATCTAAAGCACTCGAACTCTGTGATGGTAAGGCAGACTATGCATGGATGATCGACGCAGATGACTATCTTGATGGTGAGTTTAGTCTACCCGATCTCGGTCTGGACTCATATCAACTTCGCATCAAGCGAGGTAACTTTGAGTGGTGGAGAAACCAAATCTTCAAAACTGGAATCGGGTGGAGGTATGTTGGTGTTCTTCACGAATACGCAATGTGCGAAGGCACCGAGCAGGGAGAAATCAAACAGGGGAGAATCGCAACACCCGGATACTTCATTGAAGCGAGGACTCTTGGTGCAAGAAACATCGATGAGAACAAACAGGCGATTGATGCAAAGACAAAGTATCTGAGAGATGCGGATGTGTTGCTTTCTGCTTTGACAAACCCAGATGATCCAGCATATGAACCTAACAATGATCGATATCATTTCTATCTCGGACAGTCTTACTTTGACTCACAAGAATGGGCAAAGGCTAGAGAGTGGTATTCCAAACGAGCAGAGATGGGAGGATGGGATGAAGAGGTTTTCTACTCGATGTATCGTGCAGCGATCTGTGGTTCTCTCGTCCATGAAACGTCAGATAGAAAAGAAGGACCGACCTTTCCTGAGACAGTTCAGGAATTTATGAACGCATGGTCTTTCCGTCCGGGTCGGGCAGAACCGCTCTATCAGTTGTCAAGAATCTATAGACAACTTGGAAAGAATCCCGTTGCGTACATGTACGCTTCTCAAGCAAAAAAGATTCCGTTCCCCCAGAACGATATCCTGTTCATCCCCAAAGAAATGTACGATTGGCAACTAGATGATGAGATTGCATCAACCGCATTCTATGTCCAAGAATACATGGATGGGTATGAAGCATCGATGAGAATGCTACAAGAGAATAAATTCCCAGAGCATGAGCGTCAACGACTCATGACAAATCTAGAGCAGTATCAAATGGCTATGCAACAGATTGCCGCTCAACAGCAACAACTAGAGCAACAGCAACAAAATCTCAACCAAGAACTTGAACAAAGACAAGAAGAAGATAGGAAGGTTCGTGCAGATCGACACAAACAACAGGTCCAAGCACGAAAAACTGAGAAGAATCGAAAGAAAAGAAAGCGATCTAGCAAGGCTCGGAAGGCTCAAAGAACCTAAATAGAGTGAGAGAACTTGTCGTTCGCTCAGACAATAAGTAGGAGAAATCACATGGAAGAAGCACTTAGCAACTACTTCATGGATTTCGTTATGACCGCACTCGGCACTGCCGTGTTCACTCTGATTGGATTTGTTTGGAAGATCAGTCATAAAGTTTCAACACTTGAGAAACGATTAGAGAATGAACGCGACATGAGAATGAGAGACGGAAAAGAATATCGCAGAGACATTGATATGATCATTAGCAATGTCGATAAAAATAGAGAATGGACTACCAGTAGAATGATGTCAATGGTCCGAGACGCACCCTCTAGATAGGAAAAGAAATGCCAGCAGGAAGATACAACATCATCGCCGATCAAGGATCTACCTTTGTCTTTTACGTTGAGTATCAGACTGACGGAGGAACTGGAGAACCACTTCACGGTTATACCGCAGAGATGCAAGTCCGCCGTTCTGCAATCGACACAGGTCTTGTGTTGCAAATCGCAGGCGGAGTTTCAGGTAACAACTTGGGTATCACGAATGGTGGTAACACCGGAGAGTGGGTTGTTGGTGCGACCTACGAAGGAACACCCGGAGCGGCTAGTTCAGGTATCACCTTGAATGGTTCTACCGTTGGTGTTGACGGAACAAGCGGTGGGATTTACATTACAGTAGACCATCAAAGTATGGCATACGTTCCTTCAGGTAGGCACTTTTATGATCTAGAACTATACGCACCTGATGGAACTCGGGAACGGATTCTACAAGGTAGGTTTGAGGTATCGCCGGAGATCACTCGATGAAGATAAAAATTCATCAAACTCTAGCGAATAAGATTGAAGTCAACAGCAAGACGCATATAATTGTGAGGAAGAAGACTTCAACAGTCACCAGACTAAACGTGAACTAATTATTATGGAGACAACATGGTGGACACGACTTTAGGTTATTACAAACTCCACGAAGATGCACTCGATCCCAAGTTTTCGACTTCGGGATCGGCTTGCTTTGATCTATTTGCATATTTGCCTATTCCTTATTCTCATTACCCAAATAACCAAACCGATCTGAAAGAACGACCGACCGTTACGATCTGGCACGATGGTAATCAAAAAGAGGACAGGGAATACTTTTGTAAGTGGGTAGGTAATAATTCATACCCGTCCGTAACTATCAACCCCCTAGAAAGAGCCTTGATTCCGACAGGATTGGTTCTCGATATTCCAAATGGCTATTCCGTAAGGCTGCATACCCGATCCAGCACCTCACTCAAGAAGGGTCTTATTATGCCAAACGGAGAGGGAATCATCGACTCTGATTACTATCATGAGTGTTACATGATGTTACTGAACATGTCCAACGTCCCCGTTGACATCATGAATGGCGAAAAGATTTGTCAGGCTGAACTCGTAAAAACAGTTGACTTTTATCTTACAGAGTCTACAATAGAACCAACGCAATCCACTGAACGTGTAGGTGGCTTCGGAAGTACAGGAGTATAACATGAATCGTGAAGAACTATTGGAGCATCATGCTGAGATCTGCCAACAGGCGATTGAGATCATGAAGCGGAAAAACCATGACTACGCAGGTAAGGGTGGAGAAGAACCTTTCGCAAACTTTGAGCGTTGCGAGTCGATGGGCGTATGCTCAGTGGAGCAAGGTTTCCTTGTTCGGGTTGTGGATAAGGTATCCCGGCTTTCGACGTTTACCTCTGCGGGTGAACTCAAGGTCAAGGGTGAGTCGTGGCACGATGCAGTCCTTGACATCATCAACTACATGATTCTGTTCAGTGGATATGTGTCTTCAAAGGAAAACGATGATTCGTAATGCACTTATCGTCCTTTCCCTTCTCACCACAACCGCACACGGAATCACCGACAAAGAACTGAACGAAGTCCTTCATGCAATTCGTATTGTCGAGTCTAATAACAATCCTAACGCTGTTGGAGATAGTGGAAATGCAATCGGCGTTTATCAAATTTGGGAAGTTTACTGGAAGGATGCTACTGAGCGTAGCGGTATTGGTGGCAAGTATCGGGATTGCTTTGATCCTGATTACGCAGATCGTATCGTGCGAGCCTACATGGATCGATACGCCACTGAGAAGCGGTTGGGTAGAACCGTGACTCAAGAGGACATTGCTCGTATCCACAATGGTGGACCCAACGGCTGGAAAAAGGATTCGACGAACAAGTACTGGGCGAAGGTAAAGAAGATTTTGAATGGGTAAATTCTATACAAGTGTCATCCCATACGGAGACACTATTCTACATCGCGGAGTGGATGAAAACGGGGAACGGTTCTCATATAGGGAATCGTTTTCTCCCCGTTTCTATGTTCCCGCAAAGAGCAAAACAAAGTTTCGATCTCTAGAGGGACAGTATCTAGAGGAGGTTGCGTTTGGGGGAATGGGAGACGCGAGGGACTTTATCAAGAGATACAATAATGTCCCCAACTTCGAGATCTTCGGTAACATTGATTATGTGTATCAATTCATCGGCGACTCTTACGCCGGTGAGGTCGATTATGATCTAGACAAAATCGTAATTGCATTCATTGATATTGAAACAACATGCGAACTAGGCTTTCCTGACGTAAGAAATCCAGAGGAGCAAATCAATGCGATCACCATTCGTGTGGGTGATCGACGGTGGGTATTCGGTCTTGGTGAGTTTCATATTGATGACGAGAATATCGAGTGTTTCGCATACGATGAAGAGGAGCAACTCCTTGATGGATTCATCACTAAATGGAGAGAGATTGATCCTGATGCCGTAACCGGATGGAATGTCAAGTTCTTCGACATCCCCTACTTGGTTTCTCGCATCGACAAACTTCTTGGTTCAAGTGCCTCTAACCTTCTCTCTCCGTGGAAGCGGATTCGAGAAAAGAACATTGGGACGATGAACGGCGATCAACTGACTTATGATATTCAGGGTGTCGCTACTCTCGACTACTATGATCTCTACAAGAAGTTTACATTTGTCAATCAAGAGTCCTATCGTCTCGATCATATTGCGTTTGTGGAACTAGGTGAGCGTAAACTGTCCTATGAAGAATTCGACAGTATGTCTGAGTTCTACAAGAACGACTTCCAGAAGTTCATCGAGTACAATGTCAAAGACACTGATCTTGTATATCGTCTCGAAGAGAAGATGAAACTATTGGAACTATCATTTGCTCTTGCCTATTCTGCAAAGGTGAACTTCAACGATGTGTTTTCTCAGGTTAGGACTTGGGACTGTATCATCTACCACTATCTTCGGGATCACAACATTATGATCCCCCCGAAGAAGAAGAACGAAAAGCAGTATCAGTATGAGGGTGCGTATGTCAAGGAACCTATTGCGGGTATTCACGACTGGATTGCCTCATTTGACTTGAACAGTCTATATCCTCACCTGATTATGCAATACAACATCAGTCCAGAGACGAAGATTGAGATGCCTGAACAGGGTTGCATCACTGCAAATAACATTCTTCGTGGTTCCGGTCATAACTCACACGCCGCACAAGAGTGTGAGCGGAGACTTATAGAGAGGACTCAGCAAGGCTACTCTGTAGCGGCGAACGGAACGTGTTACACAAGGGAGTATCAGGGATTCCTCCCCTCGCTCATGGACAAACTGTACCAAGAGCGAAAGATGTACAAGAAGAAAATGATTGAGTGTCAAAAGCGTCAGCAAGCAGGCGAGAATCTAGAAAACGACATTGCAAAGTACAACAACTTCCAGATGGTTCGTAAGATTCAACTCAACTCCGCTTATGGTGCGATTGGTAATCAATACTTCCGCTACTTTGACGTTCAGATGGCAGAAGCGATCACGACCTCCGGTCAACTTTCGATTCGATGGATCGCTGATCACCTAAATGCCTATTTGAACAAAACAGTAGAAACAGAGGATTATGATTATGTGGTTGCTTCCGATACAGATAGTGTCTATCTTCGCCTTGGGAATCTTGTGGACAAAGTATGTGGGGGTAAGTCCAAGTCGGAGGTGGTTGACTTTCTCGACAAAGCGTGCGAGCAAATAATTGAACCATACATCGAAAAGGCATACAACCTACTTGCCGTAAAGATGAATGCGTTTGAAAACAAGATGATCATGGGTCGAGAAGTAATCGCAGACAAGGGTGTATGGACTGCGAAGAAAAGATACATGCTCAACGTGCATGATTCAGAGGGTGTCCGCTACGCGAAGCCTAAGTTGAAGATCATGGGGATTGAAACAACTCGATCATCGACTCCGCAGGTAGTTCGGGACGCACTCAAGGAAACCATTGCACTAATCTTGCAGACGGACAACGATACTGTCATTGAATACATTGACAAGTTCAGACAGAGATTCAAATCTCTTCCAATCGAAGACATTGCTTTCCCACGGGGTGTAAAAGGTCTCAAGAAGTATCACTGTCCCACGCACATTTACAAAAAGTCTACTCCCATCGCAGTCAAGGGTTCTTTGATATTCAATCGAAAACTCAAAGACATGGGACTCGACAAGAAATACACATCTATTCGTGAGGGAGACAAGATCAAGTTTGTCTATCTCAAGGTTCCGAACCTGTTTGGTCAGAGGGTGATTTCGTTTTCATCTGGATTCCCAAAGGAATTTGAACTAGATAGATTTGTGAACTATGACATGCAATTCGAGAAAGCATATTTGGAACCGCTCAGTAACATTCTCGACACAATCAACTGGCATACTGAGAAAATCAACACACTGGAGAGTTTATTCGGATGAACGTACAACTAGTAAAAATTATTACAGGCGAAGAAATCCTCTGCGATCTTGAAATCGATGAGAGTCCCGAAGGTACATCATACATCATGAAGCACCCCACCATTCTGATCCCACAAGGTAATAGCAGCATGGCTATGCTTCCATACATGCCTATGGCGGAGTTTGAGAACAAGACTCTAACTCTCCCTGAACGCAACGTCATTGCATTCGCAAAGGCGATCAAGCAAGTCAAGGAACAGTTCGAGCAGTCAATCACGGGCATCGTTGCTCCGCCAGAGAAGGAACTAATTACTCCGGGTCTGAAATTGACATGAGCGATTGGGATACAATAAATTACCTATTCATCAAATACATGATTGTAATTATCGTGTTGGGTAATATAATGGGTGCATCGTATTGGATTCGTAGATGGAAAAAGGATAAAGATAAATGAGTGATTTTCTAAAGAGTATTATCAAGGATACGGGGAATGAATATGCTTCGATTGCGAAAGATGGTATCGTTGGGTCTGATGTTTCTGGCTGGGTTGACACTGGATCTTTTGCTTTCAATTCCCTACTTAGTGGGTCTATTCGTGGTGGGATACCTGCTAATAAAATTACTGCAATAGCAGGTGAGTCTGCCACAGGTAAGACCTTCTTTGCTTTGGGAATCTGTAAGAAGTTCCTTGATGATCATCCCGATGCGATGGTGCTGTACTTCGATACAGAATCAGCAGTGAGTCGTGAGATGTTCGAGGAGCGTGGAATCGATTCCAGCAGGGTCGGTATTTTCCCCGTTGCTACGGTCGAAGAGTTTCGCAAGCAGGCGATTACAATTGTTGACTCATACCAAGAACAGGACGCCTCAGAGAAGCGAC